CTCCATAGTCCTGTACCCCAACCAAAGCCACCAACTTGTTGTGCTGGTCCTACAGTAAAGTAGCACAACACAGAAGCAGATCCAGCTGTGGACAGAGGAGTGCCAGATTCATTTGACTCCATAGTAATTGTGAATGTAGTTGTTGTAGGTACTGATGTTACCATAAACTTAACGTCTTCAAAAGTAGCGTTAGAAAAAGTTGAACCTGATAAACCTGTTACACTTTCAAATAATACGATATCATCGTCTTGTAATCCATGAGCCCCGGTGCATGTTACAGTGACTGTTTTTTGTCCAGCCTGACTGGTAAAGTTTGCGCCTGTTAATGTAGTTCTTATAGGGTGTATGTCATAATAGGTACCGCCTGAGTATGCATATAAAATTCTGTTTGTTCCAATAGCAGCGTATTTGATACCTGCGTTATCGTCAAAGTGGTGTATGGCTCTAGCTGCACCAGTAAGATTAGTAGCACCAAGTTGTTTCCACCCACCTATTTTTTCAGGTGAGCCATATCTAAATCTAACGTTATCACCTCCGGTCCATTGTCCCTCAGCCCCGGTCGGAGTAACTTGTTTATTAAAGCCTGGCAAAAAGCCTAATTTTTGTAGCATAGAAATTCCTGTTTTGTGTAGATTATATTAAATCGCGTTGTAGATCAACGAGTTTTGGGCACGCCCAATAGAGGTCTTTTATCATACAAATTGGTCTTTGCAAACGGTCCATCTGCATGATTATAGTGTAAAAATACTTGGCCACATAGTTCACCTTCAAAAGGCTCTCTCCAATGTTCTAAATCACAGCCAGAATATATAAGCATATCACCAGGTTTTAAATTAACTTCTGTGCCTTTTGGTGCATCAGGTTTATGTATGTTCTTATACTCGTCTATGACGTTGTCAGACCCCGTAGGATCGATAAATATAGGCCAGTTATCGCCACCTAAACAAAGAGTGGTGGATATCTCACAACTAGGTCTATCTTTATGTCGTTTTAAAATATTACCTTTTCTATATAGTCTTGTGTAAGAGTATGTGGGTATTAGTTTTAGTCCTGTTTTCTTTTGCATAATATCTATGGTCTGAATCAGTAAAGTTTCCATAACTCTGTCACTATATTTGGCATAAGAGTTAGGCACTTGTGGATCTTTAAAATTGCCTACTAATGGGTTTCCTTCGTGTGTAGCACCATTAGTTAACATCCAGTGGTCTGCGTCTGCAGATATTTGTAGATACCTATAAGCAAAGTCAGCCAGGTCTTTTGGTATGGCTGAACGTATAACTTGATATTTATTCTTTTTAAAACTCATTCTGGTATTTGTATAAAATTGTAGGATACTGATACTCTCCAGTTTTTCTCACCTTTTTCTGTATTCATGTTTATATCGACACCATGTGGAAGCCAAGATGGAAAGAAGATCATACGTCCTTCTACAGCATCGTAAGCACACACTCTCCATAATTGTTCTGGTATGTTTGGTTCTCTTCTAGGCATGTGTGTATTAGGTCCTGGTCTAGGGTCTTCTAAAAATAGTTTGCCTGAGTTCTTGGGCGCTTTGATGTAATAAACACCTGACCACATAGAGTTAGGGTGTGTATGTGTTTTATTGTAACTGTACGTTGGGTTAACATTAGCCCACATATTACCAAGTCCTAGTCTACCTGTAATACCGTAATCTTTATTACAGTCGTAAGCCATCTTAAATAATTCTTCTATTAATGGTTTGTATTCTTTTTTACGATCCATGTCTGTAGGACTGTGCCAACCAAAACCAGAGTTAGTTTTCTTTTCTCCTTCTGGGTATGCTTTTTTCCATTTCTTTATTTCTTTTAATAAATACGTATTGAGTTTTTTTGAGTCTGGTATGTCTTTAAAATAAACGGGAGTTGGAAATAAAATCTTACGGTTCATTTAAACGGTGGCCCACCAAACCACATTACTAAAGATTTTCTTGTGCCTTTTTTAACAGGGGATACTTGGTGTCTTAAAAAAGACGCAAAGAATATTGCCTGTCCTTGTTGCAAAGGAATAGGTTTTTTATTACCGGCGTCTGCAAACAAAAGATCTCCACCTTCAAACTCTGAGGGATCTGACAATAAACATGTCATTGATATCTTACGTATGGGTTGAGTTCCGTCACCCCCAAAAGCATTAAGATCCATATGCCAGTCATAGAAACCTTTTTTAGGATAAACTGTAAACTGTGCTGGTTCTGTAAGTCTCACACCATCAAACATAAAATGATTTAAGTTTACAATCGATAATTGATTATCAATAGTTTTATACATTTCTGGTAATTTATCAAAAGGTATCCAAGATATAGTTGTTATTCTTTTCTTTGTGTCATGTTCTCCTTTACTTCCACCACCAACTTTTGCATGTTCAGGTGCGCATTGATGCCCTGCATCCATAATCATTTTGCATTGTTGTGGTGTAAACATAGGCTTGGTTGTTGTAGCAACATACGATTGCCATGTAGGTACTTTTAATATCATAGTTTCATTTCTGATCCAGTTCGTGATGCTACAGGATTGTAATCAACATCTACATTACAAACTAAAGTTCTTCTTGTTTCTTTTGTTCCGTTGAATGGATATACACAGTGCCTCATGTCATAGGGAAAAACATAAAAGTCTCCTATCTTTATATCAGGAGAATAATCTGTTTTAGCAAACTGACCATTAGAAGCTCCAATAATTTGCAATCTCCCATTCATGGGTTTTTGTTCTGCAGAATATTCTACACCTGTATCTTTTGGTAACTTCATAATCATTACGGACGATAAGCCTGTCCATAATCTACCTTGATGAATGTGCACAGGATTATACTCATGTGCTTTCATTTCATTAACCCAAATAGAATTAATAGACTTATCTGCTGTACCAATATTATTGAAATCTAAATAATGGTCAAATACAGACATGAACCACTTTAATATATCTTGTGGTAAGAAATTGTGCCTAGTCATTTTATCAGTGTCAGGACCTGAATAGTGTAGGGATACCTCGTCAACTATTTTACCTACTAATTGTTTGTTGGCTTTCGGTAATTGTTTTTTTTGTTTTTCGTAAAGTTCATTAAGCCCTACGAATATTTCTAGAGGAACCTGATACTTTAAAATTGTTTGACCTAAACTTACTACGCCAATGTTCATTTTAATTTTTTAGTTTTCTTACTGTCTAAAGATAAAGTGTTTTCTTTCAAACCTTTTTCTAAAGCCTCTAATTGTCCTAATACATTAAACACTTCAGGTTGTGATGTGCCTGGAGTAATAGTTGCTTTTTGATTTTGTAGTCTTAATAAATATGATTTAGCCTGATGCGTGTTTACATCATTCTTATCAAACTGACCATCATCAAACTCTTTCTTAAGTTTAGACCATGTGGACACTTCTCTCATTCTGTGTTTAGCCACTAGTTCCATACTTGCTTTAGAATATAGCTTTTGTTCTAACTCTATCTGTTTGAGATCTCTCTCTAATGGGTCTTTTTCTTTTTTAATATCTCTCTTTAGTTTTTCAATCTCAACATCATTTTTTCTAGCTTCAAATGATAGATGCACTAAATTTTCAAAGTGTGTATTTTGCTCTCTTACAGATTGCCAATACTTTGCAGCTTTGGTTGGATATTTATTATCTGATAACACAGA